CTTACTGGAACACATGCTGGCCAATTCTCAATGTCGGCTTCACCTTGTCCATTCTGTCGCAACACAGCGATGGGGATTACGCCTTCTTTTATTCGTTTTTGTTGTTGTTTCATTGCTGATTTAGGATCAAAGTCTGCTCTAGCCTTTAGTTCCCAATCAACTCCGATAACTCCTTTTATATCTGTTCCGGCAGCTGATGAACTGCTGGGCTCTGCATAAATCCAACCTTCTCGCTTCAGATACTCTGCAAATATTAACTCTGTCTCTCTGCCACGTCGTTTTCTAGATAGATTGGTCATTGCTGTCCTCCCCATCCTTCACCCTTGAAAATAGCGGGTACAACGGTAAAAACCTTTTGCATAACTTCTCCACAATCACATCTAGGACCGTGCTCTGAAATTGAGTGGTTAACTTCAACGGTAATTCCACATTTTTGGCATTTGTAGTCATAAGTTGGCATCATTTATCCCAAGAATTCTTTAACCAACCTGTTTTTGTCGCTTCTGCAGGATTTGTTGTAATCCAGAAGTGACATGCATGACAAAGAGCTCTACAATTGGTTTTATCCAAAATGTCACCTCCTCTTGCTCTACTTATCACTTCATGAACTTCACTTGAGGGTTTTATGCCGCATCGTTCACATAGTGGGAACTCTTCAAGCATTTCTCCAACAAGTTTTCTTCTTTCAATGTACTTTTTAGCCATTTTCTTACTTCTAAACCTCATGTGTATTGACCTACACCTTCAGCACTGAATTGTTGTCTAATTGCTGCTGATAATGATTGTCCAATCGATATTTGCGAACGAAGTGTGTTAATCCGCTCTTTTATTGCCCTTACTTGAGCCTCTGCAATTTCCATTGCAAGTCTAAGGTCAGCGCAAGCAAGAATTGCTTCTTGTCGTCTAACGTCCATCGATCCATTAGATTGCAAAAAGGATTTTGCATATGCTACTTCATACGATCCTTTTGCACGAACAGATTGGTCATCTAAAGCTGCTATTTCTTCCGTTGCAGCATCTAGCATACGAGAAAGTTCACTAAGTCGCTTTACGACTTCGCTTTGATTAGGCAGCACGTTTCTTTCCTTTCTGTTTTGCTTTGCAATTAGTACAAAAGTGTGGTTGTCCCATAAGTTTATCTATTGCATAGAGATAGGTCCAAGATCCACATGCTTCACATCGTGCAATAGGTTCAGTCATTGATTTTACCTGCCAAAAATCTTTCAAATCGGGTTAAAAGATCTGGAATCTTACCTTTAAGAATAGATATAGCAGTGTGACTAATTCCACCAATACTATTACCAGTCCACATCGGTTCATAGTCTTTGAATGAACCATTAAAGTACGCTTTAATCCATTGGGCTTGAGGTATGTGTTCATCGTAGATGTGCATACTTCCTACAACGTGAACGTATTGACCCATTTCAATGTCTAAAGCCTTTGCAATTGCTCCTTGTAAAGCAATAAACTGAGTTAGATCATATGGAAGACCTAAGAAAACATCATTACTTCGCATATTTGTTCGAGCAATTAACTTATTGTCTCTAATAAAGTACTGAAGGTTTAACGTACATGGAACATCTTTAACATCAACATTTAGATCTTTGTTTGAGTCAAATATTGTTAATACTGCTTGCCTTGTTGAATAATCTTTCTTTAACTGCTCAACAACTTTATTTAGATTACCGTGAATACGTGGACCATATGCACCATGAAGTATTCCATTGTCCATAAACTTTCCAAACACCTGACTAGTGTCTGTCATTGCTTCTGGATCAGTAACTTGTCCAACAAGTTGCAAAGCTTCTTTAATTCCTATGTTGTGGTTAAGTTTTCTGTTTTCCATAGACACAGGTATGTTCCATGGCTTTTCTATTTGCAATGTCACATTAAGAAGTTCTCTAGTAACCATTCCACGAGGAGATATTGCTTCACCATGCTCAATAACATACTGAGTTGCTAACTCTAAAGCTTCGCTTGGATTTTCTGTTATTATATGCATTACCTAACCACCTCACTATGGATTATTGTTTTGTCTAAATATTTTACTTGCTTAAAAGCTTCTATAAATAAAGATCTAGAATGCAAAACTACATCTATTTGCAATTCTTCGCCTCTGTTTAATAGTTCTTCGGCAATTTCATCTTCTGATCTAGTTAACAAGATTAACCTAGCTCCGAGTTTAGCAAGTTCCCAATTGCAATAATCAAATGTTGTTTCATCAAATAAAGAAACTCTTCCAAATAGTTTAGGCCAAACAACTTCACCTAAATGCCATCGATCTAGAACCATATTGCTAAAAGTTAATGGTCTGATATATTCATCAACCCACAAGCGTGACTTTGGTTGTTCAGCATGCAAATATTGCGCATTATAGCGTTCAGTTAATTTTTGAGCATAAGTTGTTTTACCAGTTCCATCAGAACCTTCGATGATGGTAATCATCTAAACTCACCCCATTCTCTAAAACTTTCAACTTGTGAATGAGCCATTATAACTGGTTTTACGTCTCCTGCCACATTCCACAATAAAGTTGAAGGTGTTTTAGGGGCAGATGTTTTGTCCAGCATGAATCTTTCTAAACCTTTGCAATCGTACGTTGGTGCTGAGTTGATCTCCTCGTTAATTTTGTCTGCATATTCAGCTTTTTCTCTGAAAGCTTTATGGTAAGTTGCAACGTCCGCTCTTCCGATCTCTCCAGGGTGTAGGTTTCTTGCAACTGCAATTCCATGGAATCTTGCATTGGGCCAAGCAATTTGCAAAGTTCTTGTGAGAACTCCTGTACTAACAACTGATACAACGTCTTTTGGTTCATCTCGTTCTCCCCATTGTTGGATTGTAGATTTGACTCCAGCTGCAACAACTAGGGGGTGATCTAAACCAAATGGCACAAACTGGGCATTATTTTCGTTTGCCCAATCTTTTGCATATTTGTTTAGAACTGGCATTGCTGCAATTCTTCTAAATATAGGATTTGCTCCTCGTTCAATACAAACCAATTGATGGTCACTGACTACTTTTGATGAAGGCATAAACAATGTTAACTTTTTGTTATATTTCTTTGCAAGAGCAGCCAAAGATACTCCAGCCCAACCAACTCTAGGTTGCACGTAAACTAAATGATCTGATTCCATCGTTTTAACTAGCAGATCACCCCATCGACCTTTTGTGCCAATTCCTGTGACAGAATCATCCCAAATTGTTGCACCATGAAATGTGCCAATATTTGGAGTTTGTGTTTCATCAACCCAATCGCCGGCTAAGTCTAACCATTCTTCTCTAGACTTGTATGAATACTTACTTGAAGTGTCTTCGGTTATCTTAAACATTTTTAGCCTCCAAGTGTTTGTGGTATGTCCAATGTTTTGCGTGGTGAGGTATTAGTGATTTGTTTGTTACTTGCCAAGGTTGTAAATGCTCATAACCTTTTGGTACGTAACATTCGACATACCGGACATAATCACAAGCAACGTCTTCCAAACTCAGTCCTTTACCTAGATTTCTTTCATGATCTCTAGGGTCATATGGTGATCTAAACTCATTGCAAATAACTTCCATTGCGGCATCTAAAAAGTCTTTTTGTTTATAACCTTCATTTTTGAACAATAAATTAAGCGCTTTAATTGCATTGCTGCCATAGTTTACTTGACTCCATGGATCTATCAATGTAGGGAAATATTGAGCAATGTCCATTACAAATGCAGTCATAACAAAATGAAAACATTTTAGACCTTCATTTTTGTGCCACTCGTTAATCCAATCAACTCCATCTCTGATTGACATAGTCAATGGATTATAGGACAAGTAAGTGTAAAAATCTTTTACTAAATGCGGCATGTACTCTGAAATGTAAAGCTGAGATCCACGCGGATATTGTGCATTTGGTTTAGGAAATTGTGGAATCTGATTACCTATGCTTGTAAAAATTGGCCGACCGGTTCTCATTTCACTTAAAACATAGTTTCTCATATGGATCATGTTATCCGTCTTCAATGCCATATCTGAAAGTATACTGTTCCTAAATCCATGATCGTAACTAAATGAAGCACCAGATCCAGTTACTCTGTGAATCATGAATAGATAAAACCAATCCATTGCATGCAAGTTGTAACCATCAAAACGACTATCAACTTGCCACTTCTTTGGATTATTTGATCCGTACCAAATCTGTTGAATGGCATTGCTAAATCCAGCAAACTCACGGTCTACCGTGTCATAGATTGTAATGTGGTGCTGCAATGGATCATCAACATGCAAGTCTTCAGAAGTATCACGACCTTTTTCGCTCGCAATGTTTATATTTTGCAAAACGGCTGCTTTGTCGTAGTACTTCTTAAAGTCTTCCCAATAAATGGTTTCGGTTATTCTAGGCATCTAGTAAAGTTTCT